ACAACAAACAGATGAAGATATTATTGAAATTGATAGTCAGATTGCTGACGAAATTAAACAAGGAATTATCGCACATCAAGAACCTCTTGATTATAGTGATTCCGAGATATAAATATAGGAGATGAATGATTATGTCGAATGAAAATGTAGAAAATATGGTTGATTCTTTAGCGAGTGGTGATAATGTTGCCGCTCAGGATGCATTTAAGAGCGCATTGACTGATAAAATCGGTAATGCACTAGATGCCAAAAGACAAACTGTAGCAAATGATTGGTTAAACGCTGGTGATGAACTAGAGGCTGTGCAAGATGCTTCTGGTTTAGATGATGTTGGTGTTGCGCCAGAAGGAACAGTAGATTTAGAAGGTCAACCGAATGATGTTGATTTTACTGGTAGTGAACCAACTGAACCGTTTGAAATTGATGACGACTCGGTAGAGGAAGAATAAATGAGCGACCTGTCGTTTAACAAGTTTACAAAAGGATTGAATGAACGCAGGTATATAGGACCTGAAGGTACTGCGGAGTTTAAGAAATTATCTCCAAAGATGAGGGTTGCGGTTAATGATGTTTATTCTAGGATTAACAAGGCACCGGACCCTATTGTATCAAAGATTGAAGGTATTATTAGAGTAGTAGCAAAAAAACACGGTGTTAGTACTTATGATATTGAAGATTATTTTGACAACGAATTAATAAAATAAAGGAATAAAAAATGGCTATTGCAACAAGAACACTCAAAGACACAGCGATTGCTTCAGGTAGTGGTGCAGCTGGTGGTAAAGTTACTGTTTTAGTAAACATGAATGACGATACTGCTACTGATTCTGCTATACTTGATGCAAGCGGATTAGCAGGACACGCTAATGGTGCAAAATTAGATATAACGAGAATATGGTGGGGATTAGTACAAGGTACTGCTGATGACAATACAGGTTGGGCGCAGATTCAATTTGTGGGTGCCTCAGCTGATACTGCGGCAATTAATCTAGTTGGTACAGGACATTATGATGGTACTGCTGGTAAAATAACAAACAATGCAACGAATACTGGTGCAACTTCAGGAGATTTACAATTAAGTTCTTATGGAGTTTCTGGATATATTTTAATTGAATTAAGAAAAGACAGCAGCTTTACTGCATAATTTCTTATGGCAATTAGTAATGTAACGGTTGTAGATACCTCGACCAAACATATTGTTAGGTCAAAGGGTATCGGAAGTGAAGAAGACCAGATAGTGGTTGATGCATTTGAACTTACGGGTGGTAATAATGAGTCGCTAGTAAGTTTAATTGAGTGCTATTATCAGATAAAAGGTACAGGAACATTGACAATTAGTACAACAAGTGAAAGTACTGATTTAACTTTAACTGGTAAGGGTAAGTATGGATTACGACCTGGTCAGTTAAAATTTGGTAACGATAAACAATTTAAATTAACAACCGACTCAAATGTAAAGAGTTATTTGTTAGTAACAGAATTTAGGAGAAACTAATGGCTGATGCTGTAACAAGTCAAACTTTAGTAGATACATCTGGTACAAAAACTGTGATGAAATTTACTAATATGTGTGATGGTTCAGGTGAAACACTTGTAACAAAAATGGACGCTAGTGCTTTATCATTTATGACAGAAGATGCGACAAAGAGTGTTGCGAAGATTTGGTGGGCTGTCAATACTACGAATGGTAAATCTGGTATAGAATTGTTGTGGGCGGGTAGCGGAACAAGCGCTGCAAACTCTACAATATGTTTTTTATCTGGTAGAGGTTTTCATGACTACTACACGGCAGGTAATTCTATTGGCAATAATGCGACATTGACTGCGGACACATCTCCTGCAGGTGATTTATTGCTTTCGACAAAGGGTTTTGTTGCCGGCGATAATTACACGATAATAATTGAAGTAAGATAGATGAGTAAGAGAAAACCTAAAGACCGTTCCCGTCAAATATTAGAAAGAATTGTAGGAACAAAGTCTAAAACTTATCTTGCAGAAGCGTTTAAATTAGCATTTGCAGAGAAGTATGATGTTAAACGAGAAGAAATTAAACAGGGTATAGTCGATAAAGTCTATAACAAAGAAAAGGTGGAGAAATGAAACTAATTACAGAAACAGTTGAAGATGTTGAAATCTTAAAAGAAGGCAACGCTAAAGGCGGCAAAGATTATAAGATTAAAGGTGTCTTTTTACAGGCGGATATTAAGAACCGTAATGGTCGAGTTTATCCGGTACAAACTTTAACAAACGAAGTTAAACGCTACACAAAAGAATTTATCAATAAGAAAAGAGCTTTCGGCGAACTAGGGCATCCTGACGGACCCACAGTTAATCTTGAAAGGGTTTCGCATATGATAACTAGTCTAACGCCTGAAGGTAAAAACTTCATTGGTGAGGCGAAAATAATGGATACTCCTTATGGCAAAATCGTCAAAAATTTGATTGACGAAGGCGCCCAGTTAGGCGTATCTTCAAGGGGTATGGGTTCTATTCAACAATCGAACGGAAGGGGTGTTGTTGGTAAGGATTTTTATCTCGCAACAGCGGCTGATATTGTCGCAGACCCATCGGCTCCAGATGCTTTCGTTGAAGGCATTATGGAAGGCAAAGAATGGATATGGGACAATGGCGTACTGAAAAGTAAAACCGTTGAAGAATACAAAGAAGAAATAGAAAAAGCGAAGACACATGAGTTGGCGGAAGTCAAATCAAAGGTTTTTGCTGACTTTATGTCTAAATTGTAAAAAAGATACGCAAATTATCAAAAAAGCGTAAGCTTAAAGTGATGGTTTGTATAAATAATTATAATTAACAAATTAATTAATTTTTTAATAAAGGAGACCGAATGTCTGAAACCGAAGTTAATCAAGAAGTAGATTTAGAAGAGCAAAAGAACGCAGCTAACAAAGATGCGAGCCCAGCTGAAGCTACTCACCTTCAAAACGACGCTGAAGATTTGGGTGCACCAGTAGTTAAACCTACTGATAGTAACCCTGACTCAACGAAAAAGGTTAAAAAAGTATCGGATGAAGTTAATAAAGACGCTAAAGATGGTTCTTTACCAAAAGACAATAAACCATCTGCGTCTGCTGAAGAAGTAGAAACTGAAGAAGATGTAATTTCTGAAGATTCTATTGATGATATTGACTTATCTGATGACGTTAAGGCGCTAGTTTCATCTGACGCTGACTTATCTGAAGAATTTAAAGATAAGGCTGCGACAATTTTTGAAGCTGCTGTTAAGACAAGAATAAAAGAACAGACGAAAATCCTTGAAGCACAGTTTGAGAAAAAACTTGCATCCGAAACTGAAACAGTAAAAGAAGCTATGGTCGAGAAAGTCGATTCATATCTAAACTATGTTGTTGAAGAATGGATGAAAGAAAATGAATTGGCAGTTGAAAGAGGTATTCGTACCGAAATCGCTGAAGATTTCATTACTGGACTTAAAGGACTTTTCAAAGAACATTATATTGATGTTCCTGAAGAAAAATACAATGTACTAGATGATTTAACTGACCAAGTTAAAGATTTAGAAGGCAAACTTAACGAACAGATTGAGAAAAATGTCAATCTTTCTAAGGATGTTTCTGAATCAAATAGAGAAAAACTAATCGCTCAAGTATCTGAAGATTTAGCTGATACTGAGAAAGAGAAGTTTTCTTCTATGGCTGAGAATGTTGAATATGATAGTGCAGAAAAGTTCCAAGAGAAATTAGAAACTATTAAAGAATCTTATTTCCCTAAGACAAAAATAGAAGAAACTGCATCAGGTGATGAAGTTGACTCTGTGGCGGCGAATATACCTGCTGATGCCGGTACATCCGATGCTATGGCTGCATACACGGCCGCTATTTCAAAAGACCTTAAAGTTTTTAAATAACTTTTAAGGGTGATAACAATTAAATAAATAAAAAGGAGAGATAAATGTATCTTACTGAAAATTTACAAGAAAAGTGGCAGCCAGTATTAGAGCATCCAGATTTGCCAAAAATCGAAGATTCTTATAAGAGAGCTGTTACAACTGTTATTCTTGAAAACCAAGAAAAAGCAGTGCGTGAGGACGCAAGCTTCATGACTGAAGCGGCACCTGCTAACTTTAGTGGTACTATGCCTGATACAGGCGGTGTTGCTAAATGGGATCCGGTACTAATTTCATTAGTTCGCCGTGCAATGCCTAACCTAATTGCTTATGATATTTGTGGTGTTCAACCAATGAGTGGTCCAACTGGACTAATCTTTGCAATGAAATCACGATATGGTTCACAAGCAGGTTCAGAAGCATTATTTAACGAAGCTGATACTGAACATTCTGGTGATAACGCTACTAGGGACAATGCTGGTGCTTCTGGCGATGCACAAGCAGGTTCTAATCCTGGTCAGTTGAATGATTCCAGTGCTACATATACTACAGCTTCTGGTTTGACTAATTCGACTGCTGAGGCTTTAGGTGATGCAAGTGCAAACGCTTTTGCTGAAATGGCTTTCTCAATCGATAAAGTTACTGTAACTGCTCGTTCAAGAGCTTTGAAAGCAGAGTATACAATGGAACTTGCACAAGACTTGAAAGCAATTCACGGCTTAGACGCTGAAACTGAACTTGCTAACATTTTGTCAAGTGAAATTCTTGCTGAAATCAACCGTGAAGTAGTTAGAACTATTTACGCACACGCTAAAGCGGGTGCTCAAGTGAATACTTCTACTGCTGGAACTTTCGATTTAGACACCGACTCAAATGGTCGTTGGTCTGTTGAGAAGTTTAAAGGTTTACTTTACCAACTAGAAAGAGATGCTAATGCGATTGGTCAACAAACTCGTAGAGGCAAAGGTAATATAATCATCTGTTCAGCTGATGTGGCATCTGCCCTTCAAATGGCTGGTGTATTAGATTACGCTCCTGCTCTTGCAACTAACTTAAATGTTGATGACACAGGCAATACTTTTGCTGGTGTTCTTAACGGCAAATTCAAAGTATATGTTGACCCATATTCTGCGAATGTTAGTGCGAAGCAATTCTATGTTGCTGGTTATAAAGGTACTTCACCTTATGACTCAGGTCTTTTCTACTGCCCATATGTTCCACTACAAATGGTTCGTGCAGTTGGTCAAGATAGTTTCCAACCTAAGATTGGTTTCAAGACTCGTTACGGA